TATATATAGGCGGCGTGCCCCCCTTGGTTGATACGATCAACCATGTCGGATAAACATCAGAGAGGTTGTCGGGTCATCCATTTGCCCGGAACGCCCTGTTTTCCCGCCAAGAATGCCACGTTATTACGCCAAGACGCGTCGGTTTCGACGGAGACGTGTGATAGGACGCCGCAAGTCCTCACTCACCGGATCAAGAAGACGGATTACGGGCGCAAAGCGCAGGAGTTATGGGAAAAAGCGGCAAATGATGACGACAAGGAGAATATTGAACCGGACTTCCACAAAAAAGAGGGATACCATGTTGGGCGCTACGACTTTTCCACCGCTGCCGGAAAATGTTGGGGCCCTCACGGTAACAGCGACTGTCCCGGCTGTGCTCGTTTGGTGCGCGACCGCGAGGAATTTGCAACAGGAGGCTAATGCCTTGGACACTATTTGGAGTTCGGCGCAGCGCACTAAGTCAACTTGTTTTATTCGTGGCTTGAAGGAGACGATTACGATTCGTACGAATAGCTCTGCTGCCTGGAGGTGGCGTCGAATCGCGTTTCGGTATAAGGGGTTGTTGCCTACCGGTGAGGACACCTTTGCGCGATTTTTTAATGAAATTACCGAAGCCAATCGGGTCCGGATCATGCGACCAGTTACGGCGTTGCCGTTTTCAATTGTCAGTCCACTTTATGCACATATCTTTCGAGGCTTTGGCATCAATGATCTTAGTGCGAATCCACAGGATTGGGTTGATCCTATCACCGCTCCTGTCGACACGGATCGTATTGCTCCGTTGTATGATAAGGTAGTTCGGATTACCTCGGGTAATGATGCCGGTGTGGCTAATACGTACCGGATATGGCACCCTGTTAACAAGAATTTGCGTTATAATGACACGGAGTTTGGTGGTGGCTTCTCGTCAAGCCCTCTCTCGACGGAGGGTAGGCCAGGAGGGGGTGATTTTTATGTCATAGATATTATCATTGGGAATTCGAGTGATCCGGGGGATCTGCTTGATTGGTTGCCAACTTCTACTCTGTATTGGCATGAAAAATAGGCTGTGTAACTTCTACAAAGATACAATTTTTATTGATCCAATCAACATCCACTTGCTTCATTGAGTCTCTGGGATCATCGTTTGATCCCCAGATGCATGATTTCCCCCACGTGACATTGACTGGATCTCTGTACATTTGCTTGACTTGAAAATTGAGTTGACACCCAAACCAATTTTTCCAACCGTGAAAGAATGAAATTCCGCCTTGCATATCGTCGAATACGGCATAGTCGGCGTCTAAGTTGTTGAGTAACTCCTTGCCTGAGAACAATCCACAGAAGTATACATGATGGCCCAGGGATCGGGCCCACAGAGTCTTTCCCAATCTTGATTCACCGTATAAACAGAGGCTTGAGTCTTCTGCCTAAAAGTCAGTTAGCACGTAAGGGAGGGGTAGGGGCCCCCCCGCTGGGAGGGAGCCTTGGCGACCGGGAACGAGTGCGGTCAGCAGATTGCCTAGCCAACCGCAAGAAGTTTTCCTTGCTCCGCCCACCACTTGGCAGCGTCGGGAGCGCAGCGAGCAGCGGACACTTACCTATGAATGGTTCTCCCAGTCCAATACCAGATTGTCACGTACCCATTCAGCGCGTCCGTCAGTTCCGTCATCTGGGAAGTGTATGTTGTTCGGAGTGATGTAGGGTTCAGGGTCGGATCGAAACTTCCAATCTGCAAAGCGTTGCAAGTCTTGGAGTCGAGTAACAAACGTCTTTGGATCCAGAGACTTGACCAGCTCAAAAAATTGTTCTCGATCGTCTGCATCCGCAATTGTAGCCCACTTAGCAGCAGCTGACCCATTGCCAGCTCGGCTCTCCCTTGGCGTCGGCCTCTCCAGTCCCCCTGCCACCACATCTCCGTCTTTGATCGCGTAGTCGTAGCCCTCTTCAGGTGTTCCCCAAGAAGCGACAACGTTCGGGTGCCTACCTCCCACATCGAATATGCCAACGCTTCGACTTCGAAACTTCCGTCCGAAGTCGACAAACACGTGGAGATGAATTCCTCCATCAGAGTGTAGCTCTCTTCCCACGATACATTCTCCTTGAAGGCCAGATAGGAGGTCCACAATGTCGAATGGATCGAGATCTCCGCATTGTGCATAGGTGAGTAGTTTGTATCGAGAGTTGACGAAGAGTCCATTGCTTGGCATGTTCCGGTGTCCTGTGGTCAAAAGAATATTATACCACAGGACACGGGGCACACCTTTGGAC